TGGGATACCAACAAGAAGCGTCCCATCTCTCAGTTCGTTGCGATCGATGACGTCTACTTGCCGTTCGCAGCGACTAACTTCTATTCATCTGAGCGCAAGACTCATGTGCAGTACATCACTCGCATTGAGTATCAGAAGCGCATTCAGTCTGGTATGTATATGGACGTTGACATCATGGTCAGCCCACAGACGCCAGACGAATCTAAGTCTGAAAAAGCAAACAACAAGATTGAAGGCCGACAGGCCGATAGCTACAACGTCGATGGTCTGCGCACCGTGTTCGAGTGCTACATCATTCATGACCTTGGCGACGACTACGGCCTGGCCCCATATATCATCAGCATTGACAAGGGCACACAGAACATCTTGTCCATCTATCGCAATTGGGAAGAAGACGACGATACCAAGCAGGAAATGGTTTGGATGGTCGAGTTCCCATTTGTGCCATGGCGCGGTGCTTACCCCATTGGCCTGACCCACATGATTGGCGGCCTGTCAGCTGGCGCAACAGGCGCATTGAGAGCGCTGCTTGACTCGGCCCACATCAACAACTTCCCAGGACTCTTGAAGCTCAAGTCAGGAACAGGTGGTCAGACAGACCGAGTTGATCCAACTGAGGTCAAGGAGATCGAAGGATCATTTGGCCAAGATGACATCCGCAAGATGTTGATGCCAATGCCTTACAACCCGCCAAGTGCCGTGCTATTCCAGCTTCTTGGCTTCTTAGTCGATGCTGGTCAAGGCGTAGTCCGTACCACCTTTGAAGACCTGGCTGACAGCAACGCCAACACGCCAGTCGGTACGACCTTGGCTCGCCTTGAGCAAGGCATGACGGTGTTCTCAGCCATTCACGCAAGGCTGCATGACTCTATGGGCAGTGTGCTGCAAGTGCTGTTCAGGTTGAATAAGACCTACCTCGAAGAAGAGGAAGTGTTTGACGAGACCGGCGAGTTGATGGTCAAGCGCAAGGACTTTGAAGGCCCGATGAATGTCGTGCCAGTCAGTGACCCCAACATCTTCAGTGAGACCCAGCGGTTTGCTCAAGTACAAGCCGTCATGCAGCGCGCCAAGGAGATGCCTCAGCTGTACGATCTCCGCAAGGTTGAGGAGATGTTCCTGCAGCGGCTCAAGATACCGCAAGGCAAAGACCTGTTGGTGCCGGCTCCTAAGCCATTAGAGCTGAATGCCGTCAACGAGAACATTGCAGCTTGCATGCGCCGTCCAATCGTGGCGTTCCCAGAGCAAGATCACTTAGCTCACTTGCAGGTGCACCTTGACTTCATCACCAATCCTATGTTTGGCGGCAACAAGGTCATTGGACCTGCTTGCATCCCCATGATCTTGGACCACATCAAGGAACACATGATCTTGTGGTACGGTTCGCAGATCTTCCATGAAGCCTCAGATGCTGCTGAAGTTGACATTGGCGAGATTCAAAAGGATGCGACCGACGAAGAGAAGCAGTCGCTTGACAAGCTGCTTGCATCGACCAGCCAGATCGTTACCAAGCAAAGCCAAGAGACGTTTGGCCAGATCCCGCAGATTCTCGAGCAAACGATTCAGCTGCTGCAACAGATGCAACCGCCTCCTCCACAGGATCCAAGCATCCAAATTGCTCAGCAGCAATTGCAAAATCAGCAAGCCAAGGATCAGGCCGCTGCCCAAACAGCCCAGGCCAAGTTGCAGCAAGACGCTCAGCTCAAGCAAGCCGACATGCAGCAGCGCAGTTCAGACAAACAAGCAGACCTACAGGCTCGCATCCAAGAGCTGCAAGTCCAGCTTCAGATCGAGCAGACTCGCCAACAAGCCGAAGACGAGCGCACACGCGCCCAGATACAAGCCCGCCTCGAGATGAACGAGTCCGACAACCAAACAGCCAAGCAGCTTGCTGCCTTAGAGGTAGCAACAGGCGAAAGATTTTCTGTCTCAACCGGGACAGGAATAAACCCCAATCCACGCTCATAAGGAGTATTTATGGTAGCAATCAGCCTACACAAACAGATGGCCATGGGTAAAGGTTACCCAAAAGCCAAGAAGGTCGCTAGCGATCCTTCACCAACACCTGGCATGCCAGATGCAAACTACAAGACCATGGCCAAGATGAAGACCGAAAAGGTCACAGGCGAAGGCGGCGGCAATGGCGGCACAAATAGCCAGCGCGGAAAAGGTCCTAACCAGATCTCTACCGTCATGGGTGGACGCCGTTAAGTGTTAGCAAAAATCATCACGACAATCCGAGCCGAGCAGCAGGCACTGGCCGTTGAGGCCATCAAGGTGCAGACAGCAGAAGGCAAGGACATCAGCTTTGAATACGGAAAACGTCAGGGCGTCTACGCAGGCCTTGACCGAGCCGTCCAGCTGATTGAGCGGATCTATCGTGATATTGAGAATGATAGTCGAGATCTTTAACCCCAGCATACGGAGAAGCGAATGCTACTTGAAACCCCCATGTCCTTCAACTACGCCTCATTGGACGAGGCCTTCCCAACGGTAGACTGCGGTCACGAACCCCTGGGTTCACGTGTGATCGTTCAGGTCCGCAAAGCCAAGAGTCAAACGGCTGGCGGTATCTACATCCCGGAAGAAGCAAGAAAGACAGAAGCCAGCAATACGCAGATTGCCAAAGTTGTGGCAATTGGCTCATTGGCTTATAAGAATCGAAACACTATGGAACCGTGGCCCGAAGGTTCGTGGTGTGAAGTTGGTGCCTACGTCCGTGCACCTAAATACGGAGGAGATCGTTGGACTGTAAAGTCTGGCGACGAGGAGATCGAATTTGTGATGTTCAATGACCTAGACATTCTTGCCAAGGTTACTGGAGATCCCACTGCGATCAGAGCATTCATCTAACTGCTGAAAGGAGCAGGTCATGGCCGGAGAAACACTACTCATCGAAGATGATGAAGATCAAAAAGGCGGTAAGCCTCAGGAAGTCGAGTTTGTCCCTGTAACCACCAAGCAAGGTGACGATCAGGGCGAAGACGACGATGATGAACGCCAAGAGGACTCGCGTCTCTCAGAAGATAACGAGGAACGTGAAGACATACGACGCAAACGCCGCGAGGAGAAAGCAGATCGCGCAGCGCGTAGAAAGCAGGCAATTGAGCGAGATAAGACCGAGCTCAACTTCCTGAGGCAGCGGAATGAGGCGCTAGAAAAGCGCGTGTTCCAAGTCGAGAAGACGACAGTGGCCAATACAATATCTGGCCTTGATGCCAGGATTGCAGACACCGTGTCAGAAGTCCGGGCAGCTGAACGCATCATGGCTCACGCCATTGAGGCGGGCAACGGAGAAGATGCAGCCAAGGCTCTTCGTATCCGTGACGAGGCCATGAAGAAGGTGCAGCAGCTTCAGATGCACAAGCATCAACACAACGAGGCCGCGCAGCAAATTCATCAACAGGCTCAACCCCAGGCACCTGGTCCTGACCCCGACATCGCGAGCTTTGCTCAAGACTGGGTGTCAAAGAACAGCTGGTACGATCCTAATGGGAAAGACGAGGCTTCAAAAATTGTGCTGGCAATCGATCAGTCGCTCGTAGAATCTGGCTATAATCCAAAAACAGAGGCATATTGGCGCGAGCTGGACAAGCGAGTGGCCAAACGATTGCCCGAGGCTAAAGGAAGCGGTAACTATGACGACAGTCAAGATGAAGATCGCCGCGGACAGCGTAGAGGTCCGCCAGTTGGTTCCAGCAGGGACCAGGCCCCGCAGTCTTCTCGCCGTGAAGTATACATCTCCCCAGAACGAAAGCAAGCTATGACTGATGCTGGAGTTTGGGAAGACCCCGTCCTACGTCAACGCTACTTGAAACAGTACGCGAAGTGGGACCGTGAAAACAATTCAACTCGCTGAAAGGAGTGAGGAAAATGACTGATGAACGCTTAAAAAAATCCCCTGATCTTGTTCGCCAATCACGTGGAGCCACAGACCGCAATGTGACTGAAGACCGTGCTATTAGCGACGAAGATCGTGTTGAGATGTTTAGATCTCAATTTTTCCAAGACGCATTGCCAGATCTGCCAAAGATCCCTGGCTTTCACACATGTTGGTTGACCACCACTAACCCCCGCGACTCCATTCAGCAACGGATCCGGTTGGGTTATCAACCTATTAAAGCCGAAGACGTGCCTGGCTGGGAATATGTTTCCATCAAGTCGGGTGAATGGCAAGGGTTTATTGGTGTCAACGAGATGCTTGCATTCAAGCTGCCTATGTCTCTCTATTCACGATTCATGCAAGAAGCTCACCATGACGCTCCTGCCCGTGAGGACGAGAAGCTTACAGCCATCTTGGACGGCATTAAAGAAGCTGCAGCAGCTGCAGGCGGACGTGTGATTGAAGGTGATGGTATTCAGGCATTGCGCGAAAACCCTGGTCGAGCTAAATTTGAAGAGCTTTGACCAATCCACTAATTCTCCTTTGAGGAAAAGCAAACATGTCTACTACTAGCACACCGTTTGGCTTCCAGCCCGTTTACCACGCAAGTGGTTTCGTGCGCCCGGCAGCCTT